TGCGGTCATAAGAAAAAGAAATAAAGAACAGGTGTAAAATACCCCACACTTACTTATAAATCCGGCATAAGTGTGTAACCTTTGGTAGAACCGGAAAAAATCCAAAGGTATTATCTGATCTGCTCAGAATCATATCCCACTAAAGGTGGGACAGAAACGAAAAGACCAAATGAGAAATCATCTCCTGCTGCTCTATAAGTAGCAAAATCTACAGGAGTGTTTCCATATTGTTGAACGATTAGGCGCGTTCGAGGGGCTGTTGTTCTGCAGTCATATTGAACTTGAGGAACTGTGACTGCACTGGCGGTTAAAAGGTCGGCAGTAGCAATTGAATGATACCGATGATAAAACGGAACTTCAACTTCCGCTCCGCCTGAATGATCAGACCTAAAAATGGCGGTGGAACGATTCAATTGAGATGAATCATAACTTGAATGCCAATTAAAGGTTGTGACATAAGCATTTGACGCGCCTATTTGGATAGTATTACAATTGTATTTAACCATAACATTGGGCGACGTGTCAACAAATTTCAGCCTCATACTACCACGGGTCAAGGCATAACAGGATCCGATTAAAGAAATCAGATCTGTCTTGAAGGGGGGCGATGTGACAAGATTGGTCGAACCAACCATGACGACTGGAATCGCCCAAGGGAACAATGAAGCAACTCCTGTTGTAGCATTGAAGGTGCTCTCTCCAGCATTTCGATACATGGAGAATCTCTTGATGAGACTTCGGAAAGACAAAATCCTCTCTCCGATACAAGAACGAGCATTTGCTTCATCGTTTCCAATCGTTGATCCTCCGATATTTCCTTCAACCAACTCACAAACATTTCCTCCCGCTTGTGGGTTATATTGAACAACTGGACTCAGATCAGTGGAGGCCGGGACAGCAAATTCCATATCATCAGCAGCTGAAACCTCACTGATAATTGTAATGGAACTTGAAACTGACGCTGGAGCGACAAGCGGCGTAAGAACCGTCAAATAGACGGCTCCATATCCTCTGTCAACTCCATTGCAACTCCTGTATTGAGAGAAAGACGAATAAGGGGCTATGAAAGTGAATTCATTCCCTTCTCGGATATCAATAATCTCTCGATGAAAATACACAGAGGTTGTGTTGTCAGGCTGCGAGAAAATTCCCGCTGGATCAGCAGGAGCAAAAGTCAACTGCAACCTTCCTGAATGAAAGCCTGTTTTAACAATCTTAAACGTGTAGCGTATAGAACCGCGATACAACGCAAAGAAAGTCGAAACAAAGGCAAGGGGTGTAAGGTGGGTTAAAGTCGCACCACCTTGATTCGTGACATTGAACATGTCACGAGGATTACAACCCCATCCAGAAAGAGTTGCTCCAGCAGCATCAGTTGAAGACCATGTCACGGTCTTAAGATAGCCAGAAATAGACATAACATAGGATAAAGCCATTTCATCCATGTCAGTTCCAGCAAATCCAGGGACTTGCTCGATCTCATTTTTATCAGTGAGAGCGAGTCTAGTGCTATTGTCAGCAACATCAACGTTAGTGAACTTTGCCAATGAATACTGACTCATCATGGAAACATGCTCACTATTGTGAGGACGACTCCATCCAAAAGCACTTGCAACACGAGCTGCAATTTCTGCTCCCCATGCCACAGGACCTGCAACAGAACTAAGCAAAGGAATTCCAGACAACCTTCCGGAAATCTGGGCAACCTTCACAAGTCCTGACTCAATCGGTCCCATGTTCTGGGACTTCTGTTCAGCAGTGGAGGCAGAAATCTTCCTCTTGATCTTAGTTTTCACCCTAGCTCCACTTTGAGGAGCCAGAGCAACTGCCAGCTCAACATTTTCAAAATGAGCATAAATTGCATAAGAGGCAGTGGTTGAACCAGAGGGAGCAACAAGAGGAGAATACGGAACAAGAATAACAACTCCAGAATTACCAAGAGTAGATCCTTGTTTGTTCTGTGCCCAGCCTTGAACTGTGACATGTGGAATGACGATGGTAGCCTCTGAATCACACGAAATATCAAATTCAACTCCGGGGAGCTGAGAAATCTGATTGATCGTGGCAGCATGCATTCGTCTCCAAATGTCTGTGGCGTAAGCACCTCCTGTAGGAATCCAAGCAAACTTGTACCTTCCTTGCTGGAATGGATTTCCATTGCCCATCAAAGTGAGATGTAAATCTCCTCTGAAGGCTCCAGAACCTTCCAGTTTGTTCTTGTAAGGAGCGACCGTAATAATATCATTAGGAACAGTAGCCGACCACTTATACGCAGGTAGCGCATCAGCAGTAGAAAATGTCCCTGACGAAATCAACAACGGTTTAGCCAAAAACTCAGCAACTGTGTGAGAGCTGCCGGTTCTGACTGAGTTAAGCATCCTCGGATCGAGAAGTGCCCTCCTTTCAAGCTGACTCGCAACAACTTCTCCTTGTGTTGTCGAGTGAGTAGTAGATGAAGAATTGACATCATCTTTCGTGTCGCCCGCTTCTACACGAGTGACTTGGACTCTATTATCAACGCCGAGTCCTTCTGGCGCTCCGTTTTGGGACGAACTCCCTTGTGTGTGTGTTGTAGCAATTCGTTTTACAATGTGTCGATGAATCAGTCGAACACAAGGTTTGCGGGATCCTGGATATAGCTGGGGCTGCCAGCGAGCCATCCTGGAAGTAAGACTAAATAGTCCAGCTCGTTCTTCTTGTAAGCGTTCGTCACCAATTTGGGGTTCCGCTCTTGTGCCACCAGTGACGCCGTAATCAAACAAGAAGCTGTTTGAGGGAGAACGAATTCCTTCTCGTTCTCTTACTCTGTTGAATAAAACCGAAAACGAAGTGCATTCCGGTTCTGCGATCCCTGCATCCCTGCAGGCTCTTGAAAGAGCTTTAGCATGAAATTCGAAAACATCTTTTCCATGCAAGGTCAACTCTTCCAGAGCAACATTCACATTTGACTCTGTGTCTCCAATGTAATTTGGACCTTCTTTGACCCAATTCGGAATATCCATAACAGTCTCGAGATCCAGAGGTGCAACGTATTGCCCTCTGTACTTCCGAAACCTCCTTTTCAGGAAGGTAACTTCATCGAGGTCTCTCATGTTCTCTCCGAATACAGAGTCTTTAACTTCAGGTGTATAGGACTGACCTAAAGTTTTCATAAGATCTTGGACAACCCTCTCATTGAACTGAGGGATTAGCTCTTTGCGAACTGAATAAACATTGTCATCTCCTAAAACACAGAGATAAGCATAAATGTTGAATGTGTGAGCCTCCTTAAAGACTTTATACCAACACATTCTAAACAACAAATGATTGTTCATACAATTAACTAAAGCCGTCAACGGATGGCCAGATGGCAAACTCGAAACCCAATACATGAAAACTCCACGGTTGACATGCAATGAGTTTGTAAGCTCAAGCCAGAGAATAGAACGTATCCTGGCATTTTCTGGTCCATCATCGTACCATTCATTAATAATATCAAGAATGGCTTGCATCGGGGCAGCTTTCGCTTTCATATCGAAACCTTCATAATCTCCGGCTCCAATATTCTTGGACTCTTGACCAAACTGTTCCAATTGTGTAGCAAGTAAATGCCACTCAGAACTGTATTCGTTTATTCCAATCGCAATTCCATTATGGATTCTATTCACAATTATCCATTTGAAAAAGCGACCAAACAACATACGAGTAGCAATTAGGAGCTCAGTGGGGCTCCCAGAAAACATCCGCGTTTTGCCAAGCTTCACTTTTTCCAAAGGCCTTCTTTCATCCTTCAAGGAGTCAGTGAAGACGTGGTTCAAGCGAATACCTTGCCTTGCTTTGTCAATGACATTCATAACACTTATTTCCAGAGCTTCTGCCCTTGGATTAGAGAAATCAAACTCCTCTCCATGACCGAAGAACCTGGCCTTTTTCGTGCCATATCTGTCACCACAACAATTGTAGGGATAACCTGCAGAAGTACCTCTTGGTATAGAGGTAAATTCTGAACCAGGACCATCGCCAACAACTGCCTCTTTGTAAGTCAAAACCCTTCTTTCTACATCTTTCAATGCAGATGAGAAGAGAAAATCCTTCAAAGAGATTCTTGCAGCATCTAACATATCAGGGTCAAACCAAACGTCATCTGTTCCATACTTCTTAAGAGCAATGTCAAAAGGATCAATCTTCTGTCCTTCTAACATAAACGGAAGTAGACGCGCTGGTGCCTTGGTAGACTTCCAGGCCATATCCTTTATAGGAGATGGTCTGAGTTTAGACTTACCAATCCTTCTGGGAACTTTCATCCCAGGAGCGGCTTCACCAACAGCATTCATTTGCGGAAGCACCCGATCGGTGCCAATCACATCCAGAGCAGGATCATCTTCTTGAACATAATCCTCTCCAGCCAGAGCTAGGCCTGCTTCAAGAAATTCTTTTGAAATCTTTGCAGCAAGACCAAACTCCTTGGTTGTGATCCCAGCAATGTGCATGGATGTAAGCAGTTTTGGACTGCTTTTATCATTGACATAACACATGGCTCCACAATCTCCAGGCGTAGTGTGAGCTTTATAACTGTAAGCCTCAGCTACCTCATATGGTTCGTAAAAATCGGAACCAATGGGCAAATTCTTCGAGAAAGTCGCAGTTGTAACATGAAACTCACGAGTAGCACTGGAAGGAATAGCCAAAACAATATCCACCTTTTTGTACATGGAATGTTGTTTTTCCGTGGCAAAATGAGAGGTAATGTCCTTGGACGGTTGAAACCGTCTGGGCATAACAACAAGAGCAAGATCATTCTTTTCTCCTGCATCCCATAGAACATAACCATCAATCAACTCACGAGCGGTCAATTGAAAATGCGCAACCTCTGATTCCTCAGAAGTTTTGCACGATCTCATCATGGTACACAAATCGTCACCATCAATCAATCCCTCCTGTAGGTATGAATCCACAACAGAAACGAAATGGTGAGGCATGAGTATTGACCTGCCACGAACAGCTAAGCAATAACCAAGTTTAACAGAATTACCTTTCTCTCTTTCATCTTTGGTGGTTGGAGCATAGAACGTATAACTCGATCTCCGCATCACCATGTCGATGATAGAAACAAGATTCTGATTTGTTTGTGTCACTGCTTGGGGGACTGTTGGCCCCCCCCCGTTGTTCTGAGGTTTCGATCTTATCAATCGACCTATCCGCGAGCGGGGGGGATTCCTCGCATGTCTTTCATCAGACTGTGTCCCAACTGTCTCAGACCAAAAGGTCTTTAAAGTTGGTAGCAACACAGATCTGACAAGTTTAATGGCACCGCCAAATCCGACTACAGCCGCAACGACTGCTCCGATTTTAGTACGGTACTCTTGGGAAGCATAAAGTCGCGTATTACCTTCATCATCTGTGAGGATAAAAGCAACGCAACTCTGATACAAATCCCATACTGTTCTCAACCAGGGAGAAACCTTCTGATCATTGAACTTCAAGAGATCACTCTTAGCTTTTCCGACTAACGAAAGACGTGTCGGTTCGGTAGAAACAACCGAGCTTTGATATGTTAGGAAGCACTCATCCAGAATAATATCTGAAATTGAGTCCTCCTTCAACAAACCAAACGGGGATACTGTGTGATAATCCAACACAGCTTTCGCAGCGTCATTTGGAAGGACGACATTCCCAGTTCTTGTGTGACCTGAAATCATCATCCTAACAATTTGCATTGTCACTGCGAGATATTCGTTCAAACTTCTGGACTTGAGTTCCATAAGCCTAGCTTTCGTTTCTCGATCAAAAGTGTCAATCATAGCATCCGCATCTCGAATCTGCAACTCTTTCGAATAACCACCTCCTTGAGGGGCAAATTGATTAAGTTCGATTTCGTCTGGTTCAGCATCTTGACCACAGAAAGTTTCAAAATACAAAAGCGTCTTGAAAACTCTTCTAATGATAGAGTTGAGTTGCTCATCTGTCAAATCAGCATCGAACGGATCATCAAGCCAACCCATCCCGCCATTCACAAAGAGATCCACTTCATAAACATGACTAATCAACACTTCAAAAGCGTTCAAAATCATGCCAAAGTAAACCTTTTCTGGTATATGGCGGACTGGTTCAACTCCATGATCACATCTGTTCCAAAAAGCTCCACACCTTGTGAAAACTCTAAGAACTTGCTTACCCAATTTGGGCTTGTGCAACAACAAAGTAGTAATCCGCATGAAAGTTTCACGTTCCATAGCACTCGGAAAACCAGTTGCACTTGTCCAAAGACCTGGGGTATTTAAAAACCGCTGATATTCTTCTTCCTCTTCAACAGTGATCTGATTGATATAAGCAGCTCTGTCGATAACAAAGGCAAATGAATCAGGAATAACTTGGTCCTCGTAAATATTGCAATCGTTTATTGAGGCAATCATTCGGCCAACCTGTGGGCTGAACCGCTGAATTTCCTCTTCAATGTACCCATCTTCATCAGTGGGCATTGAAAACATATTACAGTCAAAAGCGAGCGGATCCTTGAAATCCTTTTTCAAAAGATCGTCAGGGAAATATTGATTACGAGTGTCATTGAGAGTATTCTCCAATGTCAGCATATAGCTGTCATGGTGATCTCTCTTCATCAAATACACTTTGTAATAGGACTCAACAATTTCCTTGAAAGAATGAATCTCTCCTGTCGAAACAAATTGTTTTGACTCGACATCAAGTTTCATCAAATGGTACTCACACATTTCCGGGTGGGTTCGTGTGGTTCCCAAAAGATGTATCTTGTCAGTCGGTAAATCCTCAAGTTTCCATTTCGGAAAACTCGCAGGATCGAACTTACGTTCCCAAACACTTGCTTCGGGATTGATACAATATTCTCTTTTGGGGCAAACATCATAAGTCAAATCCATGCGCCTCAAAAAGGCGCCAATGTCATTTATACTTTCCAAATGCATATTTTGCATATTGGAATTCAAAATGACAAACTTGGATCTAAAATTCGTGTTCCCTTTGCTTGACAATTCGGCCATATGAAGGTTATATTCAAAGACATTGACTGCTCGAATTACATTCATGGCTTCATTATCAGGATTTCCTTGGATATCTCTGGCTTGAAGAACATCATCAAAAAGAGCAACATTGTGCATAGCATATCCGTCCCAAAAGACGTTTTCTGCTTGACGGTTATAAACCTGAGATCCAGGTTGTTCCTCATACAATTTAAACTCAACGCCACTTAAAGTCATAGCATTGATAGCATGGGAAATATGTTGCATAGCCTGAGACTTCATTGTTCCAGGTGATCCTCTCAAAAAGAGAGTTGCGGGTTCTTGTCGAATACCGCTAAACCTGAAATTAGAAGCCATCAAGGCCTTTCTAATTTTGGTGAGCTCGTCCAAGTGTTTCAAAAGACAAACTCGAATACCAGAGAATTCCGCATTTCCGGGGATCTTCATCTGAAGAGACGTACCATGATCGAGAGCCGACTTGACGCGATCAACGGAAGACTGCACATTGTGCAGCTCCTTACGCTCAAATTGACTAATAATCTCAGTAGACTCTTGCAAAAACGCGTTGATAAATGCATGTCCAGTACGAATAAAGAACGGGGTGCCATTGTACCAAGCATCAATACTCGAATACACATAATTGACAACCAAAGACATTCCTTTGATCATACCAGTCACAGTTCCACCAACACGACTCAAGTTGCCCATTGTTCGGACAAAATGATCAGGTTTGAAAATCGCCACTCCTTGAGAAGCACAAATGTATGAATTAATCAATGTAACCAAAACGGTCGACAATGAATCATCAACACCAATGCCAAAGGACTGTGGTTCGACAGCATCTTCCTTTTTCAGCCAACTGAACAGAGAACTGTTCATAAAGAAATCTTTCAAGGGTAATCTTGTTAGCAGGAAGCCGGATATCATAACCAAAACGAGTATTTTCTCATTTTTAGTAGTGGGGCGTATAGCCCACACAACCGCAATTATGAGAATAACTGTTGCGAAATCACTTAAAACTGCCGAAGCAGAAACAACTGTTTTTTGGGTATCTTCATCTAAGCCAACTTTGGCTTTGATACTGCCAATAGTGACATTGAACTCATCAACTGATTTCTTCATTTCAGAAATCATCAAACGAGCATCATCATCAACTCTGACAGTGAGTGGGTTCTGGAGGCCTAATGCACTAAACATCTGTGGCTCCCAAATTAACCCAGAAGGATCAACCTCCCCATCCTCTGTCTCACCTACTTGAACCTCACAATCATTACTGAATGATTTTTGATTGTGGGAACCTTGAAAACTATCAAGCTCTATTGTAGCAGTTTGAGCTTGTGGTTTCCATCTGAACCGAGACATTTTCTTGTCTCTTGCGTCAGCACGCAGTGTGGACTTAATCTTCTTCTTCTCTTTGAAGAGGACGGCAGCAAAAACGGAAGGATCCTCAATATTTTGAAGATCACCTCGAACTTTCTTTCTTGGAGAAGAAAGAGAAGACGGTTTTGCCAAGGTTTGAGCTGG